ATGAAAAAAAATTACCCAGCAGCAATGTATTTTATTACTTTCGCATGTTTTCTCATGGCCCATTTATTTTTTTTTGGACCATCAGGAAAAGCTGACGATCTATTTTTCCAGAATGCACTAAAAAGCAAAGGCATGTTTGACTTTTTGGCTTGGAGATATGAGTCATGGTCAGGAAGAATTGTTGTTGAATTTTTTACCGTACTGCTAATAAAGCATGTTGTCATTTGGGCCTTTTTAAACTCCGCTTTAATAGTGTCCATTATTTATGGCTCACTTCGCTTGTTCGGAAAGCAAAAAGATTGTAACTTCATAATATTGACAATTTTATTATTTTCCTTTATGGGGTATGAATCATTCTACTGGTCAATATTTTGGTTTACTGGATCATTTAATTATTTATGGCCCGTAGCCTGTGGTTTATATGCCGCAAAATCATTATCTGGAAATATAAAGGGAATCAATTTAGTCTTATACTCGCTATGCCTGCTTGTAGCAACAAACAATGAGCAAGTTGGTATAGTGATAACTTCACTCTTTATACTTGCGTGTATAAGAGACGCCGCAATGAAGCAGTTCAATCTCAGTAGATTTATTTTGATGATTGTTTCGCTATGTACTTTTATGTTTGTACTTCTTTCGCCTGGTTCATCTGCAAGATATAGCACAGAGGTAACTAACTGGTTTCCTGATTATGGTAGCTACAATATTGCTGGAAAACTGTTATTAGGTGTAGTCAATTTTTCTGAAAAAGTATCGTTTGTTTCAACAGGTTTTATTATCACTCTGTCATTTTTGGCATCATGCATATGGTATTTTAGAAGGAAACCCATACTGTTAATTGCATCGTTAATTTCCTTTACCTTATTCACATATGCTTCAAGCATATGTTCAAAAACAACTATCCCGCATTCCATTTATTCATTCATACAAAGCGGAGATCTATCATTACTAATAAAGATTGCGATTGCATGGGCTGTTATTTTGCAATCATTGCTAATATTCATTTTAGGAACAATTAACAACCCAAAGTTTATATTAATATATTCATTGCCGATAGCTGGAATATTATCTTCCATCATACTTGGATTTACCCCAACGGTGTATGCATCAGGTGTTAGGGTGTTCTTTTTGTGTTATACATGCTTCATGATATTCATAATATTTTCATGCACTAAACAGGCCCGAAGAGGGCCTTAGATTTAAATAGGAGTTCCATCAGCATACTTCCAAACCTGAGCCAGCTGATCAAAGAAAGCTGGCTTTTTAGTGTCGGTATTATAAATGGTGTGCCCATAACCAAGCAGAGTTTTGCTTATGGCGTTTATTTGAGCTGTTGTCCCAAAAGTCTGGATCCCAGTCCATGATACTGTAGTCAGTATCCAGGTACTTCCAGTCCACCTTACATAGGATCCTGCATCAGTTTGGTAGAAAATATGCCCTACAGGGACACTGCTTGGTCTTGCTGTCGAAAGACCAACGACCTGGAAACCTCGGTCATCCACCCACGTACCAGCACCAGCGCTAGCAATAAACCTACCAAATGTGACATCAAAGTAGCTAAAACCAGCTATTGCTGCTGAGGTGAAGCCAGATTTCCATGCTGCTGAATTATCAATTGAGCGTACCCGCATTGTGCGATTTGTTGCTGCTGTTGCACTTGATGGTGACGCGTTAGATACAGTGTGAATGGAAACGATATCAACCAGCGTGCTTACAGGTTCTTCACCACGATAGATGTACTGGAAGCCATCATAGTGGGCACTCTGAGAGTCAATGAATGTCGCCCGCACACGGTCTGGTCGCCCATAGTAAACAGATAGCGCATTGGCTGACGCGTATGCTTCATTATAATAGCGCGAACTCTTATCCTGAATTCTCAGAACGTTTTTGTAATCCACGCCAACAGCAATGCCAGTGGTAGTGGTGGTGAACCTGAATTCGTTATCCGAAAGAATCAGATCTCCCATTTGCCACGTTGGACTATTAATGTCGTCCTCCGCTCCTTGTGCACCAATCAAAATTCCCGTTGCGAATGTGCGGCAACGGTTATCACTGGCTTTGAAAACATCAGATTTCTGGTCATGTCGATGCGTAAACAAAGCAAAACCATAACCGCCAACAAGGTCATTATTGTGCAAATGAACACGGTGGGTGCCGATGAATTTAAAGGCCCGCTCAAATGTCGTTTCTGGTGTTTCAGTTGTGTAATCACGCATGACAACACTGTTGTTTTGCACGAATGCTGCACGGCTTGCGCCTGTTCCATCTGCAAAACTTGAACCGTAAACGGCGTGACGGTCAAGCGGCGCGCCAGTTACGCCAAAAATACAGTTGTCTACTGAGAAAATTTCACAATCAATCGGCACCGTGCCATAACCATAAACACCCGCACTCCAGTCCTGAGACGCGAGTTGCTGGAAAACATTGTAATATTTCGCACCATAGCACAGGTGAATCTGGGCGGTAACTGTATTCACGCATGCGCTGATGTTGCGCATTTCAGAGCCTTCATAATGCGCATAAACGTTGTTCACTGTAATGCCAACAACAGCGCGGCCAATACCGCGAACCTTTCCGCCGTCAATTTTCACTTTTGTTGTAACACTTTCCACTCCAGTTCCGTCAAAAGTCAGAATCTGGTAGTAAGTGTTAGCATCTGTTGGGGTGAATTTAATCCAACCATCGGCGGTTGAGGTGATGGAAATATCTCTACCATTTAGAGATTTCCGGATTGGCGCTGTGATGTTCTGCGCGTTATCTACCAGAACATCAGCGTTGTTTTCCAGTGCAGAAATTATTGCTTGCTCCAGGCTTCCGGCTTCAGATGTTTTTACCTGGCCCCTTATCCCACCTATGTGGACAAATCCAGTGTAATAAGAGAGCATCGCTCTTAAAGAAGAATCCCCTACACTGATCCACGCTCCCGTGCCAACACCACCAGCAGACCCAGGCGTAGATCCAGCAGGAACGACCTTAGGTAGCGCCCCGTCCCAACGGTAATATTCCCCGTCGGTTGTGTCTTTCAGGATTTGATTAGGCGTCGTTAACGTTGCGCCAACCTGGAATGTGCCTACTGGGATCCATCCATACTGGGCAATAGCCTGCTGCGCGAGCCAGCGCAGGCCTTCAATGGTGTAATGTGGATTGCCGAATCGATCGATGTATTGCAGCGCCAAAGACGTAACAAACTCGTCAATTTTCCCCGCATTAAACTTCAGATCGCGAGGTGATTCGCTTGGTACAGGCAGGTTTGTTGGTGTCGTAGCCATATTAGTTCCATAAAAAAACCCGGCGCGGCGGCCGGGTCTGGTTGGTCGGGGGCGGTTCTTATTGGTAGATGGCGTCGCTGTATTCCGCGACAGTCAGAGATACCGTGTTATCTGTGTTCGGTTTAATGCTGTTGACCGTCCATAGCTGACTGTCCAGTTCCTCAACGGTCGCGATGAGGTAGCGGGACGGGAGCTGCACAGTGTCTCCGTTCCATATATTCAGCTGAATGTCGGGTATTGCCGAGGTGAAGCCGTACTTCGTGTCACCGCGGGCGGTGGCCGGATAACGCAGTGTCGGGTTACCCAGACTGTCGGTCACCAGCACGTACATTGAACCGGTAAAGGCGATCGGCTCGCTGGTATCAAAGTTATTCCCGGAGCGGCCGGTGATGTAACCCTGCTGCTGGTTACTGTCGTAAATGTCTGGCATCTGAATGACGCTACCGACCTGGATAATGCCGTCCTCAAACACTTTGGCGTTCATCTTCACGCGCGAGTAGATCAGGCGTTTGGTTTCGCGTAATGCGCGCTCCCGGACCTGATACTCGTTACGGAAGCCGACTATCTCCAGCTTGTTCGGGTTTTCCGCTTCCTGCTCGACGATGGCGCCGTTCAGCACGCGGTAGTTGATGTACGTCTTATTGTTCGTGGTCGGGTGGACGTAGGACACCTGTACGCCGTCGTAGCCGCCAGGAAGCGTGGCCTCGTACGTCATTTTGTACTCGTCCGTCTTCATGTTGGCCCGGTTGAATACGGCCGCCGGGTAATCCACTTTCTGATCACGGGTAAACGTCAGCACGCCGTCGTCCCAGTACGCCACCACCGACGCCGCATTGCAGATCGCCTGCACGCGGTCGCCGAGAGAATCGTTCTCGTCGTCAAACGTGTAGTCAAAGTAACCCAGACGCTCGTCAGGTAGGCTCTCGGCAATAGAGTAGAGGCCGTACAGGTCAATGCTGCTGACCGGCTGCCCACCCATAATCAGCCAGGTGTGTGCTACTGCATCAGCGAACGAACGCGAAGGACGCAGCGTGTAATCCACCGTCTGCGTGTCCAGGTCGTATGTGATGGTATGACGCGTCACCAGGGCGTTGTATTTGCGGTCACGGCTTCCGAGGGCGTTCTCTGTCGCCCTTACCTTCACGCGCACCAGCGTATCGGTTGGATGCACTACGTTGGTTCTGACGTTGACCGAGTGGATCTCCTCAACCTTCAGGATAGAAGCATCACTTGAGTTATCTGTGCGCTGTAAGTTAATGGCGTACTTGCCGAAACCTCCGTTCGGCGTCAGCTTGTCAGTGCGATAAAACACTTCGCTGGATGATTTGTGCGGCGTCCCCTGGTGATACGTGAACGTCTGCTGAGTACCCGGCACCTGGTTGTAGTCATCGTCAATCTTCCAGATCGTGACCTTCCAGTCGGCTGACTTTTTGCCGCCCAGTTGCACCTGAGTGTGCAGCCACAACTGAGAAGACTCGACCGGCGAGAAGAACGGGCCTACCACGAGCGCTTCGTTATCGTTGAGGATGAATTTCGTCGTGTTGATTGTCGCCGTTGCCGGCACGTCAGGAGGGCCAATCAGATCCCCCATCGTGAATGTGTACCACCGGACCGGGTTAACAACCGCGCCGTCGTTAGTTTCGACAGCTGAAATCAGCGTACCGGAGAAATCGACATCCTGCGTGACATTGCCGGTTGGCGTGCTGTAGGTGACGTTAATCGTGAATGTAACCGCATGCGGAAGGACGAGGCCCATGAAGTAATCAAACTCAGCCTGCTTGATGATTTTTACTGCAATCTGCCCGCCGGAGTAAGTTCCGCTCACAACCGTATTGGCGGTGGCTGTCTCGATCGGGAAATTGTCCGATTCGTTTTGGCCAGGCACTTCCTGCCCGTCGACGTCGTCGAACCCGTAGCCTTCGTTGATGGTGGGGATCACTTCGCCCGGCTGGTAAAACTGAAACTCTGCACCGGCCATGCTTCCGAGGCTGGACTCTGAATAACGCACAGATTCGTAATCGTATTTGCCGATCCCGATGCACATCCATTCAGTAACGTATTTCAGGCCGCCATCCGTGTCGCTCTGGCGCACATATTCGAACAAAGATTCCTGAATCAGGTCCGGGAACGAGCGGATTTGCCCGTAAATGTCCGGTTTTGCTTTATAGACGCGCGCAGTATTCGTCTGGCCGGTCAGGCTATTGTTTGGCGAGTCAATCGTGTTACCGCCGGTATTAGCGATCGCCGGTTTGGGAGCAAGGAACGAGAAGACCGCGCCGACAACTTTGAAAATCGGGCTGAGAATGTCGCCAATGATACCCTTCGGCTGGTCGAATATCTGGATGGTGTCCAGTTCGCATAGCTCAAACGCCAGCTCATCATCTTCGCTCAGCTTTACGCCGTTGCGAACGATGAGCAGATCGCGGTGAAAGGTAGCGTCATTGGCCGCCAGCCAGTCATAAAAAAGGGTGCCGTTTGGTACCCTGTAGCGTTCTTTTGGCGTTCCCGGGAAACGCTGGAGTTCAATCAACGCCATACGAAAAATACTCCACCTTTGTAAATGCCCGCTGAATGACCAGCAACGAGTCCATGCGTACGCTTCCATTCCCGCCGCGCGAGTGGAGCGCCTGCCGGTTAAGTACCAGGCCAACATGCGCCGGTTGCGCGCCGCGGTACCCGACGAATATCCCGCCTTCGATCGGTTTATCGACCTGGCGCCAGAAGACGACGTCACCCTGATAACAGGTGAAGAAGTCCTCACCGGCTTCGTAGTCCGGTGTCTGGTGCAGCTCTATACCGAGAACGTTCCGGTAATACAGCACCACCAGCCCCCAGCAATCCACCTTTTCGAACGAACAGGCCCGGTTAGCCCACGGTACGCCGATCATCATTCTGATAAAATCAGAGGTACTGAAGCCCCGTGTATTCGACTGGATCATAAAGGCGACCGATGTTGTTGTTTAATGGGTTAGTAATGGAAAGGGTTACAGATGCGGCATCTGAATCAACGTCAACAGTCTTCACAAAAAGCGTCCAGTTTTTCATAGGCACTGATGTGTCTCCGCTATCGAAAATCTGCCTGGTAGCGGTGATTGGTGACAACCTTGTCACGCCCTTCCATTTTTTCATCAGCGTTTTGATATCTGATGAAAGCCGCCCTAACTTAACAGTGGCGTCGATCACTGGCGTGCCGCTCTGCTGACTCTCTTCGATTTCAAAGCGCGCTGGTTTGTATACCTGACCTGCAAGCGTTTTCTCGAAGAACTGTTTGTCTACCAGACGCACATAACCGAAGGAAGGATGGTAAAAGGTAATTGTGTCGTAACTGCCGCGAATCGGGCGCTGTTGCTTGTACTCCCTTAGGCTCGGCATTACGGCACCCTCGGTAGTGATTCCGGATCGCGCCCGTCCGGATAACCAGTGACAACGATATCCAGCCATGAATCCCACGGCGGCGGCAGCTCAACAATGATGTCGTCAAATTCGTCGTCGGCGTTGTTGAGGTGGTTCGCAATAACGGTCCCCGTCCAGGTCACCACACCGCCGTCGATACTGGTTTGCACCGGCATCTGCGTGAAGTGAAGCTCCTGCAATTGCAGGCCACTTCCGCCCAGATTGATATTCATCCGGAACCAGTTCAGGCCCCGGTTGAGATAGTTCGGGCTGCGTAGCCACTGCTGAAATGCTCGCTCCTCAGCCAGAGTGAAGATCCACGTCAGTGACCAGGTCACTTTCAGGTCGTCGGTTTGATTCTCAAAGATAGCCGGGCCGACCGCTGGCTGATCGGTCTGGAACCCGGTATCAAGCGTCATGTTTTTGCTGGCCTTCTGCGCCAGCGGCAGCCAGTCTGGGTAATCGATGATTGGCATCAGCCCTGCCCTCTTGGCGTGCGTTTAACGTTCATGTTGCTGGTTATGGCGTTGCTGATTGGCCCGCCGTTATTCAGGTCAGCGACGATCACATCCACAGTCACGCCACCATTCCCGTCAGAGCTGGCCTGCGCATCTATTGATGAACCGTTATAGTTCTGAACATTTAAGACAACGTTGATGCCTCCGCCACCCTGCATATCCTTATTGCTGATCACCTTGCCGTTGTCGCCCGGTATCATGTACTGCTTACCGGTACTGGCCTGGTAAATCTCCGGCTTCCCTCTCTCACCGACCTGATACATGCTTCCCGCTGACACAGGTCCGCCATTGTATCTGGCCCCAGCCAAAGACAGCCCTTGAGCAAGCCCAACGGTAGATGCAATACCAGCCATCGCAGGCGCTGAGTTTGCGCCAAAGGATGCCAGGCTGGCTAGCGCTGCGGCAGGAGCCCATGCAGCCGCCGTCGTGGTCGCCATACCGACAGAAGCAGCGGTAGAAGCTGCGCCCAACGTCTGCCCGATAATGAAGTTTTTGAGGGCCTCTACTCCAACCTGGACTAGCGCATTTACCACGCTGTTCAGCATCGTATTCCCGAGCGAACGCATAGCATCCTGCGCTGACATCGTTCCGGTAATCAAACCGGTAAGGGCATTGGATGCGTTACCTGAGAATGCATCTACTGCACTTGTCAGCATGCTGTACCCCAGGCTCTGCTGGCTAAGAAGCTCCCATTGTGCAGCGGTTCTTTGCTGCTCATACTGCGTATCGGCAGCATTTTTAAGGGCTAATGCATTCTGGTGAGCTAATAACCCCTGCTGCTCGAACTGTTGGATAAGGGCCAGTTGCTGTGCGTGCTGATTAGCTAATTGCTGCACTGGATCAACCTGTGCAACTGCCTCTTGCTGTGGCGTCACCGCCTGCTGGGCGCGGATTTTTGCGAGGTTTGCCTGGTGAGTGGCCTCCAGTCGCTCAGATGTCTGATTGAACTGCTCCTGACTGATTTTCTTAGCAGCCAGAGCGGTATTCAGATCCTGAACATCCTGCTTATAGCTTGCGTTTTCGCGCGCTTCTGGCAGGAGTTTCTCGGCTGCGGCTTGTGCTTTGAGTGCGTTGGCAGTGTCCCATTTTGTTGCGGCGTACTGCCCCGCCAGCGCGATCTGTTCTTTAGTGGCTCCTTTTCCGAGAGACTGCTGCGCATTCAGGATCGCCTGCTCGCGACTCAGATTATTGGTTGATTCGGCAGCAAGCTCTGACTGCTGCTTCAGGTTCGCCAGTTTCTGAGCAATAGAATCAGCCTGAGAGGCGCCTTTCTTCTGCTCGGACTGAAGTGTCTTTTGCGCCTGCGTATTTTTGTACGTAGCGGCAGCGTCATCCTGCATCTGCTTAGCATGCGGATCATCCTTCGCAAACCCGGCATCTTCGGCAGCGTATTGCGCCTGCAAACGTGCGCGGGCCTCGCCCTGCAACTTCGACAGCGCAAGGTTGCGCTCAGACTGCTTGATGAGGTTCTTCTGCCCAGAAGTAAGGTTGTCTACCTCTTTTTTCATTCCTGAGAGGTTGATTTGGGCCTCGGCAGCCACTCGAACGAGTTCAGTCAGCGGACCAAGGAACGTTCTTATTGCATCAGCACCTGACTTTGTCGAACTTTCAGTGCTCTGAAGCTCAAGAACGAGCCTTTGTAGTGCTTCAGGCGTTGGATTGTTCGCCACATCAGAGAGTTGCTTGCTTAGCTCGAATGCGCGCTGCTCAGATACGCCAAATTTATCCGCAAGTGTGGTAACGGTGTTCTGGATCGCGTTAGCGTTAACCGTGAACTTTGCCCCTGCGTTCCTTGCCTGCTCCATTGCTACAGAGTAGGTGTCAGCTGTTACACCGACTGTAGAAAGGTTTTTGTTGAATTCATCGATGGAGGCAATACCACCAACGAAAGAAGTCTTCAACTTGTCGGTGAATCCAACGATAGAACTGGAAGCATCATTGATGGATTTAGGGATCTTCGCTATGGCAGCGTTGTACTCAATCATTGCCTGATTTCTCAGGATGGTTGCTGCTTCGGCGTTGGTTCTTGCCAGGTTGGCGTACTTATCTGACAGTGCGGCCACACCATTCTGAGAGATGGTAATGACCTTATCCATTGCCTCCGCCGCATCCTTCAACGCATCCATGGCGTTTTTACCGCCATTAAGCGAGGTGATAAGAACACCAGCGAGAACCGAGCTCAGCGCAATGATTGAACCGACAATCGCACCACCAGGGCCGAACGCACCAGCAAGTTGTGACCCCTGCTGCGCGAAAGCTACCAGAGCAGATTGTCCACCCTGCACCTGGATAATAAAGTCCTGAACCTGATAACCGGCCTGCTGCATGCTGGACTTCCAGCTGCCAGTACCTTTTGCTCCATTCTCAACGCCAGTCTTCATGTCATACAGGCGACCGGTCAATTCGCCGATCTTCTGTTTTTCTTCGTCGGTTGCTTTCGAACCGGCACGAAGCTGTGCCGCCAGAACAGCAGCACTACGCGCGCCATTCTCCTGCGCCTCGTCCAGCACAGCGAGCTGGTTACCCAGCGCTTCGATGATGGATTCTGCACGACTGAATTCACTGCTCGCACCGCCGGTACCGCTGCGGGCCTCTTCCATTGCGCGGGCAATTCCGCTCACGTTTGTGTTCAGCTTGCGCAGCTGGTTATCCATGGAATTGGCATAACCAGCCAGTTCAGTAAAAGCGGCTCCGGTTTGTGAGGTGCTCTCGTCGAGGTTATCCATCCCCTTGCCAGATTGCTGGGCCGCAGAATCCAGTTTATCCAGAGCATCAATGGCCTGTTTGCCGCCTTGTAACAGCGGCTCAACGTCGGCGCTGATTTCATAAACGATGCTACCGGCGTTCTTCTCACCTGCCATGTCATTCTCCGGGCAATAAAAAACCCCGCCGGAGCGAGGTTTTTATATAAAAAATGGTTAGTTACACTGCGATTTATGTACCAATTCGTACTGTTTATTTTCTATCTTAATTTGGTTTTTACCTAATTCACCGGATGACGCGAGTGAGGCCATTGGATATTTTGAAGGTTTTATCGTTACGTATCCTGTTTTAACCTCGTAAACAAAGCGAGCTCCTATTCGGCTGAGGTCCGTTCTTCCACTAACGACACCACATACAGACTCTTTGCCCGTATCACCTTTTACTTCTAGGGAGCTGAAATCAAACTCATATTCAGGGTTAAATTCATTATCACATTTTGCAATAGCACTCCCTTGTGCAATAGCGCCACCAGACGCCATTAACTTCCACTTGTCACATTCACCTGGCTTATAGCGAGATTCTAACTTCTTAGTTACCGCGGCTTTAGCAGATGCAATGGAGGCGTCAGTATTTGCAAAACTCGGAGCAGAAAAAATAAGAATCGCTACCGTTAACAACCTCTTCATATCCCTATCCCATTTGATAAATGTGCCAAAAGAGTAGCAGGGATCCGGCAACGAAAAAACTAACTTATGCCAAAGCCCTTTTGCGTCGCGCGGCCTGTTTAGCCAGGTATTCGTCGGCAAGGTTGTCGTACTCTTCGCGAGTGAATCCTTTCTGGTCCGGGTATTTCGCCGCCAGAAGCATTTGAAATTCGGTCATCGTTAACTGAGAGGCTTCGGCGCGGTTCATGCCGAAGTGGCTGCGTGCCGCGCTGATGTAATCGAATGCTTTAAACTCTGTAGTGCGCTCGCCTGTTTCATGGCGCTGCAACTGGCGAACCTTGGCTTTTCCGACAATGCCGTGCTGCATGAGGTGCTGCGCCAGCACGATGATGTCGTTCTTTGGTAATCTTCCAGGTCGGTATACGACGCAGTGCCGCCACCCTTTCCACTCGCCGATCATTGGCGTCAGATCACTCTCGCAGCACGCCTGCAGCACCAGCATGCACGTTGATAAAAGTTTCTCAGCGGCGCGGTTGAAAGAAGGAGACAGCCATTCAGGAAAACGCCCCAGCGTGCCAGCGCACACCTCAATCAACTGAGCGACGTCATTTCCGTGGATGGTGGCGTATGCCTGCACAATCTCTTCCGGGCTGCCGATCCTGGTCATCGCCTCGAATGATGGCCTGAGCAGGTAGTCTTTCCCGCCGGTGCGGCTGTCGCTGACAGAGAGTTCGCCAATATCGGTTAAAGCGGTCATAGGCCTTCCAGTGAACGGTCATTATCAAGGGCAGCACGCCGCCCTTTGGAATGTCCGTTAGGTAACGGTAACCGTATGCACGGCCACAAAGTTGCCGTCTACAGTGTTGATGATGATCTGCGCGCTGCCGGTGGCGACACGCGTCACGGTAACGGTGTTGCCGGAGGCGGTAGCCGTTGCTTTGGTCGCGTCGGTAGTCGCCACAGTGAAGTCTTTGTTGGTAGCGCCGGTTGGTGCGATATTCACCGTGAACGTGCTGGTACCGCCCGCCGCGCCAGTGCTGGTAGCCGGGGTTACCGTCACTCCAGTCACTGCCACCGTAGTGATTTCGTTCACTTCGATGGTGCTTGCATCGCCGACTTTGAACTCGGTAGAGAACGTGACGATATCGTTGGTACCACCGTCAGAACTCAGCGCGTTAATGTTCATGTAGCCGATAAATTCGATCGGGCCGTAGTCCATGCGCACCCAGATGCCAGGCTGGCGCTTGGCCTTCAGCTCGTCAGCGAAATACTTGATGAACTTGCCGACACCGTACTGGTCCAGCTTGTCCTTCTTACGCACTTCACCTTCAAAGCTCAGGGTAAAGTCACTGTTGGTGATGATGGTCTCGACATAGCCGCCGCCGTCATCCGCATCAGAGGTAACCGAGTTCGGGTTGAAGTCGAAGCCCTTCGACGTACCAGCGGCCAGCGCCATCCACTCAGACTCAAGTGGCTTGACGTCCGGGCAGCCATCGGCGACTTCCAGCACGACCGCACCGCCGAACAGGCGCTCGTTCGAGTTCTGGCAATTAGCCATGTGAAACTCCTCTTTGACGTATAAAAGAAAACCCGCCGGAGCGGGTTATTTGGTTGGGATGGCTATTCGCCGTAAGTGCAGGCGAACTGGAGTCGGAAGACTATTCGCCCTTCTTCTGTGAGCACCGGCGCGGGAATTGCGCCCATGTTCTGGATGTAGCCGACACACTCGTCAGCCATGGGGTTAGCCTGGACGTAATCGACGATGCGCTGCACGGCATTGAGCGCGTCTTTGCGCTTATCTTTCGCGCCGACGATGTCAACCAGGACGTGATACTCAGAGCCAAGATTGGTTCGGATATTCGATCCTCCATTTGGCCTGAACACCATGACCGCCTTCGACAGGTCTCCCGGGTCGTCGTACATCAACTGCTGCACCGTGAAACCGGTAGTTAGCCCGGCGTCGCCGAACATGTTGCGCACCCGCTCGTGCATCATGGGTGTCATAGCGAAAGCTCCTTGCGCATCACCGCATCAACGTTATCGCGCTCGTCATTCGCGCCTTTGGTCAGGAATTGCGGCTCACCATGCGGATCCCAGTAGTTGCCCTTTCCGGTGCCGCCGCCGAACTCTTTCGGTTTCTGCGGACCGAACTCAGATCGGTTGCTGGTTATACCGAAGTGCGCGCGCGGCTGACCTTTCAGTTTGCCTGACGCTTCATGCACGTACGCGGCATAGTTGGCTGAGTAGCCGATGCGCCCGGTGATGAAGACGCCGCCAGCGTCAATTTCCCGAAACTGGCTGTTAATCAGCGTGGAGGTGTCGATCGGGGTGTAATAGGCTGCCCGGGCACCGATGAGAATCATCGCTGACTGGAGGGCGCGAATTACCTTCCTCCCCTTAACGTCGTTGATGACATCGTTCAGGTGCTTCTTCGCCTGACTGATGCCCTTCACTTTTATGCCCATGGCTACACTCCCGTCAGGATCGCATAATCATCCGCCAGGCGCTCAAACGTATCGGCGTAGCGGATAACCTGCCGCACCTCGTCGGCGCCGGCGACAACCGGGTCGGGTTCGATAGACACGCCAATCAGCAGATAATCACCCGCCGCCGCAAGCGCGAACTCTGTCCAGACGGTATTCTTCACGACGATTTCAGCGCCCAGGCTGGCTAACTTCTTGCTGAGCCCGCCCTCGTAATCACAGAGGATTTGCTCAGGCTCGGCATAGCCAAGCGGATCGCCGTATTCGTCATTACCTTCCAGTTTGCGCCAGATGGTCGCCGTGGCTGTATAGCTCCAGTTCGCGGTTGCCGACATCAGCCCTCCTTCCAGCGCAGCACCTTGGCGCCAGTCGCCCGGATGCGCGGGCAGTTGATATGCCACTCGCCATCCGATTTCACGTAGCCGGTAGTCTCCCGCCCCGTGTCGGTCATCACCCAGACGCGGGTAAACGAGCGCGGCAGGACGTGCTTAACGGATTTGTACGTCATCAGCAGCCACCGACCACATCAAAGAATCCGACACTGTTACCCGCGCTGATCGGCAGCTCGCCGGTGCAGCCGCTGGTATCAAGCCGGGCCAGCGAGTCGCGCAACCAGGTAATGCTGTCATCGCCATATTCAAACGAGCGGGACGCGCCGGACGGCGCACCCTGTGATTTGATGCGGCGCGCACCAGACGACGTAGCCATAAGCGCGGCGGCGTACATCAGAATCAGCTTTGCAGTGCACTCGTCATACCCGGCACCATCGAGGCACGGGATAATCTTGTTCACCACGCAGAGGATTGGCTCCAGCAGAGCGCCCGGTATGGAGTAACCCAATTCACCGAGGAACGCCTGCACGTCTGCCGCTGTGATTGGGTCAGCCATGGTTATTTCGCCTTTTTCGATTTAGCGGTGGTGTCTGCCTGCTCTGCCTGCTCTGCCTGCTCTGCCTGCTCTGCCTGCTCTGCCTGCTCTGCCTGCTCTGCCTGCTCTGCCTGCTCTGCCTGCTCTGCCTGCTCTGCAGGTTTATCGTCAGCACCAAGTGTGGCAACTTCAAGCTCCTGCTCTTCAACTTCGCTAACGACCGATACGCGACCAGCGAAAGCTGGCGGCACATCAACCGCAACAAACTCATGACCAACCGGCAGTTGCTGGAATACGCCGTTAATCGTTCCCCAGCAACCAGCCTTCTCGACTTTTAACTTTTTCATGCTCTCTCCCGAAGAAAAGGGGCCGAAGCCCCTTAACCCTGTGCGTTGAACACTTTAGAGCGACCGTTGAAATCGCGCTTAATCTGCAGACCGACAGCACTCCAGACCAGAGTGTTGTAGTTGTCGAACGGATTCTGGCGCGGGATCATGAAGGTGCCCACCGGCGCTGCAATACGCGTCTTGATGTACTGCGAATTGCGCACGTACGCGATGAAGTGGTTACCCGTCAGCTTAAAGGTCTGGTTAACAGACTCGATACGGCCGTAGCGCAGGATGTACTCCAGCACGGTGCCTTCTTTGAAGCCGGCAGCGGAGGAATATGGTTTGCTCATGTTGCGCATGATGTCAGGCGACACCCACGCCTTCACCTTCTCCTGCACGTAGTTATCGTCCAGGAGCTTAGCGAACGGGCCGGTGAAGAATGCGACCATCTCGTCAGGGGTGGCTGTGGTCAGGTCGATATTCAGACCGGACGCACTCAGATCCACCTGGTTGGTGTTGGCGTGGTTGGTGATGCCTGCGCCGACATACCCCTTCACCTTCACTTTCGCGTCACCAGACAGCATGTAGTCGGCCATATCCTCGCGGATGGCTGCAACGTGCGCTTCCTGGTCATCGGCCATTGCGTCAAGGTTTTCTGACTGCATGCCGTTCCACTCACGCCATTCACGGCTGTAGCCGGTGTTGAAGATCGGGATTGGGTCACCAGCTTCGTCGTAGATAACTTTATCCAGTTCTTCCGGAACGTGGCCCGTCAGTGTGCGATGAACCTTGCCCGCGTCACTGGAGACGCGGTAAAGCGCCGCTGTCTTGCCGATAGAGATCGGCGTACCGAGACCGAGCAGATCATCCAGCAGGCCGTTGCCTTCGTCATTACGGAAGACTCGGGTAGTGATGTTATCCACTTCACGCCAGTAGTCTTTGGAGATCAGCGCAGCCTGGTTAACTTCCAGTGCGCCGCCATACTGGGCGGAAATAGTGTTCTGGTTGATGTTGAAGGACTCACGCTGCATCAGCAGCTGATTCCACGCCTGCTTTACCTGGTTATATTCAGTAACCAGCTTTTTGTTGAATACGATCATGCTCATGCGGTTGCTTTCCCTGATTTGCGAACTTTCACGAGCTGAGCTTCAGCGCCAACGGTGATTTTTTCGCGTGAATAAAAGAGGACTTGGTCGGTGGCTGGTGTGGTTGACTTGGCCAGCGTGCCGTCACCGGCAGAAACCAGACCTTCGTTTTCCAGCAACACTTCGCCTGCTTTGACCAGCATGTGGTAATCCACATCGTCTTCGCACATGATGGCCGCGCCGGTATCACCTGCAGGAACCGAGTCGCGAATGTCACCACCGCCGATGTAGTTGTGCTGAAGAGCCAGGGCAACGCCTGCACCGCCAGCGACATTGTGAACTGCCAGTTTCCCGGTGCTGTCGAGCATCACCAGTGAGCCGGGTTTCACGGCCGCCGCCATGATTGCTTCAATGACCTGCGGGTCATTCTTACGGGCCGGGCCCGCGATTACCGTATGGAAACGAGGTGCGAGAGCCATTATTCAGGTGCCTCCATGTTAAGGATTTCACTCTGAGCGCCATTCCCCTGGAATGCAGGGTTCAGACCAGTGCTGGTCTGGCACTGTGAGTACAAGTCGTTCAGCGCGTCACCGGACAGGGAGTTAACCGCTGCTTCTGTCATGAACGAGAATTTCGCTTTAACAGCGTCACGTTTGGTTTTCAGCTCGCTTTCAGCGTTCGCCTGCAGCTGAGTTTCCAGCTTGCTCAGCTTTTCGTTCAGCGGGGTGAGCGCAGCATTAACAGCAGCAGTAATCACATCAGAGTTGATCTGAGCCTGGCCCGCGTCGCCGCCGCCATCTTTCTTCTGTATCTGCTGGTTGTAGGCATCCCAGACCTGATCGTCGGTCAGCCCCTCGGTTTTAACGCCTGCGGCATTGAGCGCGGCGATCATCTTCTCTTTCATCGGGTTTGTTTCTCCGTTGGTTTTGACTTCGTACTCAGTTGGTTTGCGCACGACTTCTACTGGATCGCCGACAAGCGTTACGACTTTGTCAGAGATGAGGTACTTCTGGTCGAAGAGCTTCGGCTTGGCGTTTTCGCCATCCTCTCCGTAAACGAAATGGTCAGGCCAGACGCTGACGACGTAGCGCCACTTTTTGTCGTCCTGCTTGATGGACATGCGCAGCGCCTGGTAGATGTCGTCGAAGGACATCTCTGAAGCGTTGCTGATGAAGAACTTCACTTTGTTCCACCAGCCGTCCTTCATGCTGTTTGCAGCATCAATGAGGCTCGTCGATTCAACATCAGCCTCTTGCCCGTCAGCGTTGACGAACATGCCAACACCTTCATCCGGCGTGCCTGCGCCTGGCTCGTCGAGCAGAATCGCGATGTGGTCGAACTGCATGTTGTGAGCGACCCAGGAGTATTTCTTCTGTTTCGACTCACCTGCCTTTTGCTCTTTGTTCAGCAGCAGTCCGGTGGAGACATGAATCGGGTCGGCGTTATTGCCGGAAATCATGTCGTCCAGGCGCTGAATAAGGCGCTTACCGTCAGGCTTGGTATCTGCCACGGCCTTATTGACGTAAACGTCCATCACGACCTTGTCGTTGGCCTTGCTGACGTTCTGAGCCCATGCCCCGGCGTAGTAATCGTTGACCGCCTGCGGGTCGTTGGCGCTGACGTATTTGCCGTTCACCATCGGGTGGCCGATCGGCATTAACTTGCGCTCCATCGTCTGGTAGCTGTTGTTAATCTCCTCCGCCGGGTACAGGCCGCCATTCATCACGATGTCATCGACGATCGGGACCGCACCACGAATGACGTAGTGTTCCTGGCCGTTGATGGTTGTCGTTGAGATGTTGGAGGCGTTGATGGCGAGGGATTTAACGTGGATGCTGGATAGCTTCACGTTGCGTCCTCTTAGCGTTGTTTTGGTGGTGGCAGCACTTTGCCTGATGAGGTTGTTTTACTCGGTTGATACCCGCTCAGTGGCGCTGGTCGGCAGCCATCGCAAAAACGCGCTGGCGCAGGAACATATTTACCGCAGCGATGACAAGAGCAAGGATCTGCTGACCCAGAGCCCGCCGCCATAACAATCAGAACCACGAGAAGAAACAGTAAAAGACCAATGACTTCGATCATGCGGCCTCCTTAGTGGTCCATTGCTGACGCTCTTTCTTCAGCTTATCCGCCAGACCATCATTGAATATGCTACCGTCGTCGTTGAGCAGCACCGGTATCTGGCTGCAATAGCAGTTGTACCGGTTACCGTTCTCGGCGTAGAAGTCCCGCACCTGTTCGGTGGTGTAGACCTTGCCGTGACGGCTAGCGTGCCAGGTGCGCGTCGTTGGCTTGAGCGCTGATAGCCACAACAGGCCGGTATTCAGTCCCAGCCGGTCGGCTGCCCAGTCCGTTTCGTTCCACTGAGCCTGCCGCAGCGCGCCGACCTGCTCAGTCTGAGCGATGGTCTTCGCCTTCGACATCGACACATCGAGGCGCTTGCTGATGACGCTGGCCGTCTCACGAGGGTTCACGCCGCGCGCTACCGCATCGGTGATGATATTGGTCAGGTCGCCGCGGGCGGTATCGCTGATGACCTTCCAGTCGCTGAACGTTGTCAGCCTGGCCGCCGCCACCTGATTAAGGTGACCTGGGCTGCTCAAAAGCTGCTGTAGCGTCGTCTGGCTGGCGTACACCTGCGACTGCTGCGAGAGGTTATTGAATGCCTCCAGCGTGCCGCGCTGCGCCTCTGCTACGACGTAATCCATCGCCCAGAGGTTTTGCTCGCCACCATCCAGCAGGTATTCGTCGAGAATGCCCTGCACCGCTTCCAGCAGGTCAGCCAGTTCCTGCGCCGACATGTCGTAGATGAACTTGCCTGCGTTGACCTGGTAGAGCCGCATATCCTCGCCGTGGTCGTGGCACAGGAAGTGCCAGTTATGGCTGTTTACCTCGCGCTCACGCCCGGTCAGGCGCTGGTCAAACAGAGCTTTCAGCGCGCGCTTGATGCCGAGATACCGATCTTCGATATCCCGGAACATCGCGGTGACCTGTTTTGCCGAACGGGTCGGGTCAACCTTGCTGCGCGGAACTATCGGCAGCCCCACCTTTGCCGTCTGTTCTGGTGTCATCGGCCAGTGGATCATCGGTAGTCACCTTCTCGTCCGGTTTAGGCGGTTCTTTTGGTTCAGGCAGCGGGTCAAGCCCCACAATCTCGCGCAACTCATTTGCGGTAAACGGCGCGTCTCCACCATAGTAAGGCGTGGTTTTCTGCACGATGTCAGCGAGTTTCGAAGCGTTCTCGATCTTCTCTTTCTCGCCTGGCGCCAGCAGGTCGCTCCACGAAATGGTGACCTCGCCTTTTGTCGGCGGGTCGATAATCCCCAGCGTCCAGAAGCGTTCAAGCAGCGCGGTGATGCGGTCTGTCAGGAAGCCATTGCGCCGCGTGTTGCGCCGGATAGCCCAGTCTGTTTTGTCCTCGTCGCTCGCCAGTCTCCCGGTCTGCTGACCGAACAGGATGGTGAACGGGATCTGTACGGAGGCGGCCAGTTCGTTCGCGGTAACCTCCCATGTCGGCCCCGGGTCGCCAGGCGTAACGCTCAGAACGTGCATCTGACCAGCCTGCATTACGGCCGCCGCATCGGTACCGCGGTTCAGCTTATTGACCTTGTCGCCCATCGCTTCGCCGAGATCGGCATAGCCAGCCTTCTTAGCCTGGTCTGCCAGCGTGTTCATGTCGGTTTCTTTGCTGAACTCGACGGCGATCTGACGGCTGGCGTTCTTCAGGAAGCCCTCGGCGCCACCGCCGGAAATCTTCTCGATATCGAGGCCTTTGTTGAAACCAGCCTCCAGCAGCGGGATGCCGGACAGCACGTTGTCGTCTTCAGATCCTTCGCAGAACAAGATAACGCGGCTCGGGTGTACCGGTTCTCCGCGCATCGGACCGACAAAAGGCTCATCACCGACCGGCTGCTCGTTGAAGTTGAACATCTTCGGCTGACCGAACGTTTCTGACTGACGGTCGTTATCCCATTCAGCGACGGTTAACTGCGGCTCCCACACAGGGATAAGTTTTACCAGCGCTGACTCGCCGAGTCGTTTTACTAAAGCAGTATCGACTTCCTGATCCCAGTTCCGATTGTCTTTCACCTGCAGCAGGAGCGCTGAGTAACGCCCAACCATATTGCGGCGATCGGCATCCTTCACCTTCGGCCACAGCCTCTTCATGAACTTGGTGACTTTCTTTTCCCAGGCGTTTGTATTCTTCGCCTCCTGAGCTTCATCACCGTCAACAATGACCGGATAGTCTTGCCAGCAACCATCCAGCAGACGATGCACCACAGCGAAGCCAGCGGCGTTGCGGCGGTACATGTTGTAGAAGTCGTTGAAGGTGATCGTGCGCGGGTAGCCAAATTCCTGGTAAAGCGTCGGTCGCTTCGTGTTACCGCCACCGATGCCGATGGCATTCAGGTAATTCGCTCGCCTCATTTCAGTGGCGAGGTTGTTCACAGCCATTTGAAGGCCGTTATCTTGTTCGCTCACTGGCGATGCTCCTTAGAAGAATACTGTGCCGACCTGCTTGCGGTTGTTCTTCGTAACTGCGAAGTAACGGAAGCTATCTGCACCGTGTGAGGTGGCGTCATGGAGAGGTTTGTCTTTCCAGCAGCCGCGCTTGTCGTCCCACTCTTTCCGGTATCCCTCAAGGTGGGATATACCCTCAGAGCATTTTTCCTCGTCAAATACACATCGCGGGAGGATTTCACGGGCTGACTCAATGCCGGTATCAATGCCGGCTTTCGGCACAACGCGGAAGTTTATCGAATACATCTTGCCGTCAATCTCGTAACCCTCGCGCGCCAGCTCTTTGCGTGACTTAGCATCAGCAGCAAACTCGCGGTTTTCGATGTCGTGCGGACCCCAGTGCTCGCCGTACTCATATCCCCGGTCTTTAAGCACCTTCATGTAGTGCCGCAGGCCCTCGCCAGAGTTTTCGTAGTAGTCGATGATATGGAACTCTTCGCCGACCTCGCGAACGAACCAGATCGCCGTTGAGTCACCCACACCGATATCCCAGAACGTGTGTACCGGGAGGTGCGAGTTATCAGGGATTTGCCCGATCCGCTTGTTGGCGTAAAGCCAGCGTAACTGCTTGGCATAGTACGCGCCCTCGACAGACTGCTGGAACGCTTCGGCCGGAATGGTCGGGTACTCGCGCTTCATGTCGTCGCCGAGCGTTTTCTCTTTGGCGTAGTACCAGGCTTTCTGGCGCTCATTGACGACTACGCCGTGCTTCGCCTCCATTTCAGCGAAGTACTCAAGCAGGCGCACCGGCAACGATTCCACCGGGTCGATTGCGTATTGCGGATTCTTCCACCATGAGAAGAAGAAAAATTTCCAGTCCAGCGCGGATAACGGCTTGCCCTGAAGCAACGCTTTCTCTGCCGTCTGGCAGTAATCGAAGAAGTAACCCGCCCGACCTTCCGCCGTGCTCTCGATAGTAGCGAAGCATCCAGTCGATACCGCCTCAAACGCACCAGTGACGATTTCACGGGCTTTGTCTGGATACTTGGCGCATATCTTCCCGAACTCGGAAACGTGCAGGTAGCGCAGCGTACCGCCACGAAATGACGTACTGACGTATAGCGAGCCGCCCTTTTTAAAGACGAGTTCGCCGGAAGAGTCATTACTCGCCGGGTTGGCCGCCTTTATCTCTGCTGGCAGCTTGTCGTATGCGTACTTCACCTTTTCGCGGAACAGGCGCTTTGCGTCATTCAGCGTATGGGCAATCAGCGCGCACTTGGCCGACTCGAACAGGGCTGCGTCGAGCTGGATGATGCATACCTCGGTGGTAAATCCGAGCTGACGAGCTTTCAGAATGATGTTACGAGTGTGAATCCCCTCGAAGTATTCCCGCTGTTCAGGCGTCATCCTGAAGCGCGTTGGCTTTCCCTCTTTATCGGTGATCCAGTAGAGATTATTCAGCCGCCAGTCTTTGGCAGCCAGCAGCTTGATGTGCTCAGGTTTCATTACGCCCCCTGAGACAGTGAATCCATCAGGTTAGACAGGTCATCAACTGTCTTATTGCCTTCCTCGGTGTCGAGGTTATACGCCTTACGCTCAGCGTTTATCACTTTGATTTGAGCATCAACACCTGCCGTGATCGAGCGAGACATTGAGGCGTGGTTTTCTTCCGTGATATCTGCATCTTCGAGGAAGTCGCGCAGCTTATTAGTGATGCCGCGCCATGCCGCCAAACTTTCCCGATGAGCCATGACTACAGCGGCCGCTTCATCGGATGCCTGGTCAATAATCTGCTCATCAGTAACCACTGGTGACTGGTTACCGTCTTTGGTTACCGACTTGGTTACCTTGGCCTTGGTTGCCGCCCTGACCTTTTCTGTCAGGTCGCGCTGCCATCCCTCTTTGTTTGCTCTCTTCAGGATGGTGGCATGGTTAACGCCATGCTTTTCGCCGATTGCCCTTACTGACAATGAACCAGCCCGGTAAGCCGATTCAATGGCCTCCCAATCTGGTTTGCTCATTCGTTACTCCGTTGTTTGTTCTTCTGGCTGGTCGGTCTGCTCTGCCGGTACCGGCGTGAACTCCACACGCTTTACATCAGCAGGAGCGAAGTAAAGCCACTGCCCCGTTTCGGTCGCCAGCGGCACAAAGCCGTTAACCAGCTCAGGCTGACGCCGAGACATCTTGCCCGTGAAGGTTTCGCCTGTTTGGGTAGTTAACGTGATTTGGTAGATGTCGGACATTGAGAGCCTCTTTATCCCCTTGTGGGGATATTGCCATTACGATGGGCATACCCATGGGGATGGCAACAAAAAACCGCCCGGAGGCGGCAGTGTTTTCAGCATTCCAATCGATATTGCAGTCAGTCTTTATCTCGTGCAAACCCGAATAGCAATGCTATAACGGGTATTAACGCCCACGTCACGTTAGGAAACCAGAATTGTATGAATGATCCTATCGTGATGAGCAAATAGGCTAATCCCATTTTCTTTCCGTACCAAGACATGGGCATCGTCACCTCACTTGTAAACACCCTCAACTCTGGCCTTAGAGATATAGGCCAGATGTGTATTTCCACCACTCCTCATGCTCTGAAGCCGTGGTTTAATTTTTACAAATCCTTCAAGCACGGCGATCACCGCGCCTGCGGTTACTGTCTCAAGAACATGTGGAGTACTAAAAGCGCCCAAAATTGTCGCGATTCCAGCTCGCATATCTGATAAATCGAATTCAGCGGAGATATCAAGATCAAACTTAATAGGACTGCGCCACCCTTCAGTGTTTAATTTTTCTAAGTCAGTGATTGCCTGGCTAAGTTTCGAGAATGTTTTTGCTGCCTGTAGAGAGGGGTCCCCTGAGTTGATAATTTCGAAGTACAACTCATCGCAATAAGCGTGCAGGGCCTTAAGTTCATCTGCTCTACGATATTTAAATTCTAATATATCGTGCAGATTCACGTCGCCCCCTGGGACAGGAAGTAGATTCTCAAGCTCTAATCTGACAGTTTCTTTTGCAACGGTTCCGTCAGCTAATAACAGAGGATAATCTCCTGATTGATGTAAGCTCCATGCTGTCTTTTTGTCAGTATTCCTTAATGAATCAGCAGCGATAACTTGCGATCGCAAATGCATCTTTGCGAAATCACCTGACTCCATGGAAGGGCCTAAATCAATCATGGGGCGATCTAACATACCGCTTTCTATCAGAGCATTTTCATTGGGGAGCATCATCCCATAAACCCTGTTTCTCGGGACTGATAATTTGTCCCAGTACAGAGCGAAGTAATTCAACTGAACTGTAGAAAGCGAACTGGCCACTATGAAGCCATCTTCATTTGGTTCAACCCCAAAAGGTAAAGCAACAACGCCTCTTTCCATGACCACCTCAGAATTATCTCATCCAGGTAGTCGAAAATATCATTGGTATTTTTTCCTGACAATATCATCCGTGTATCATGAAGCCACTTCGTGATAGCACAGGTACTTCTGCCACATCCAGCTATATCGTCGCTATTGCGAGCTTCGGTATTCATTCGTCTGGCAGTTCGCCTGCCATAATTTGTTATGCGCCAGCACGTCTTTCTTCGTCTGCCGATCCATCACTTCGATGTCGTGCTCAGTCAGGCGAATCGCGCTCACCCAGTCGCAGCCAGTGTCGATGACCTCAACTTTTGCGGGTCCAGTTTGCGCGCAGCTCACGATCGACATCATCATCAGGCATATGGCTAACTGTCTGCTGAACATTGCTGGCCTCCTTGGTTACTTCGACGCGGCGTTCTGCGACCGCTTTGGTGGTGGCGGCGTTTTCGTCGGTTCGCTGCTTATCCGCTTTGGCTTCTGCCTTCTCGCGGCCACGCATGCTGCCCAGGCCAAAAGCGCCCAAAACCACCAGCACAGCAGTGGCAATAAACGCCAGGATGGCTTTCAGTTTGGTCATAGGCTCACGCGCTCCCGGATCCAGCCATAGGCGAATGACTCGTTAGCCGGGCGCTGCTCTGCCAGCTCGAGGTATCGCTGACCCTGGCTGCAGTTGATGGCGCGGAGCAATACGATTTCCCCTTCACTACCGCGTTTCGCCAGGAAGGATTTCAGCGCGCTGATGCTGCGCGGGCCAATCTGACCGTCGGCGATCAGGTCGGGATAGAACTGCTGCTGGTTGTTGAATACGTTCAGCCAGCGCTGGAGCCATTTCACCTGTACCGATGGCCCCATGTTCACACCGGTATCGCAAAGTTCGGCGGCAATAGAAGGGGATACTTCTGCCACTTGGTCAAAGCGAGGGCCATACCAGTAATCAGACTCAAGGATCGCCAGAGCCTGATCACGTGTAAGGTTTCGCATATCACCGGTATAACCATGCGCTCGGGCGGTTGCCTGAGTAATCCCCCAGTTCGTTGGGCCGCCCTTATCGTTCGGGTGATCAACATAACCACCCTCTTTGCCGAGAATGGTGTTAAAGATATCGTCTTTGGTCATGGCTATTCCGTAATGACGACCTTCGCCAGGTTCCCGCGCGCCAGCCACACCGCCATGCAGATGACGGAGTTAAGCAGCAGATCGCCGAGGTTAACCTGAACGTAGTGGCCTAGCAGAATGTTGAAGGCATTGAATCCGGCGGCAAGAATGACAAGATAGGCCAGCACCGCGACACTCAGGCGATGACGCTTTCCCTCCTTCCGGAAAAACATCAGCCTGACCATGATTAACAGGCAAACTATGGCGTTTGCATCCATAAGAAGAAGCTGCCATGTCATTTATCTTCCTCCCCCAGCCCCGGCATCTTCCCGCTTTTGGATTTGCGGAGAATACGCAGCAGGACTGCCACGGAAATGGAAGCAGTGACAATTGCACCGACAGCTGGCGATACCTCAATGCTGGCCGGTGGCTTCATCAGGCTTAACGGCGTGTTGATGATTCCGGCCATGATTTTCGCCATGGGTACGGAGAAGAACACACCACTGATAAACGATATCAGCGCAAAGATAGCCTGCTTCCAGAGTTGATGGGGATCTGAGGTCAGAACGTATAGCGCCGTTCCGGCGAGTGAACCGAGCATCACTGCTGGAGTCGCCTCCGGAAACAGCGTGGCAAAGGTTACACCGACTGATGACGATGTAAGACCAACGCCTACGATAGTGAAGGTCTCAGACATATTTATTCCGTGTGTAGTTGGTTCAGGCCCTCGGGACGATTTAACAAGTAGGCGTGTCGATGATGGTTCCCGGAGCCTGAAATAAAAAAACCCGGCGACAGGCCGGGAAGATGAGGGCAAGTTAATGTCGGCTCTCTGGCCGAAGGGTCCCAGGTAGTGGGTTCTGTGTGCGGCGTACCGCAAATAAAAAAGCCCCGCACAATGGCGGGGCTCTTAATTTGGTCGACAATCGAAGCTATGGCGACGATATCAGATTTACATAAAATGTAGGCTATTTAATTGACTTTTGCAATACCCTGCTGCGAAAAAGTCGCCTTTTGTTGTGATCTTGTTCTCAGAGTGCAACGGAGAGAATCACCATCAAGCCGATTAAAGATGGAGCACATGGCACGCCAGTAATCGGCGTAGTTATGGCACCAGTTATCAGGCTTAACGCCACATAGGGCCGCCAGGTCCTGGTGCTGATACACATCCTTGCCCGCCAGCTCCGCTTTGACGTCCTGCGCCGCCAGCCAAATTAGCTTCTTCAGCCGCTCCAGTGTCTTTCCGGCAATCTTCTTAGTTCCGAGCTGCTCCCGGAACTCTGCCCACGCCCACTGGGTGATCGCTACCAGGTACTCGAAGCGGATATTCTCGCTGTAGTTCCACAGCAGCCATGCTTTCTGGTGAGCTTCCAGAGACAGGACAGCGCGGCGCCATGACGCGGTACCGAACTCTACCGGGCTGACCAGCGCAATAGATGAGCCTTTGGCGCGGGACTGGCTGCCGCTCATCGGTGGTCCGTCAGGGTTGACCATGCGCTGCTTATCCTTGTCGAATACCTTTTTCCGGCCCCGGCTGCGCGCCGTCGCGGTGAATTGCGCGTTCTCGGCGAAAGCTACCAGCTGCCCTTTCGTCGCCCCGCTCAGATCTGCGGTCGCCACAATGAGCTGCTGACGTACGTATTCCAGTTGCTGACTGTTCATGCGGCTTCCTTATGTGGCTGGTTGGTTTTGGTCTGGCTGTGCTTTGCTACTGGCGGCAGGCTGGCGCGCTTAACGCTTTCTGCCTGGTATCGGATAATCTGGTCACGCGTCATTCGTCCACCCTCTCGTTCTGCCACAGAGGAAGTGGAGACTTATCACCGGCGCGGCGAATGCGGGACTTGGCGTTCTTCTCAATCTGAATGAGCTTCTCGATATTCTGACGGCGCTGCTTTTCTTCCCTGCGGAGATATTTCACGCTCTCCATGTAGCGAGACTCCTGGTCGCAGAGCGTCATAAGGAAGTCAAAAGGCTCGATCAACGATTCGCACTTCCGGCAGCGTAAGGTCCGGTCTTTTTCGTTCACCCAAACAGTGGAGTGCAGGCACATAACCCTCTGCCCTTCGCGCTGAATAACCAGCCCGTCCTGTAGGTCGTTATTATTCGTCGGGAACGCGACAACCTTGCCCAGTTCAATTTCGGTTTCTGTGCTCATGCTGCCTCCTGATGTTTAAGTGCTCGAAGATCTGCCCGGGCCTTGGCGCGGATGCCGTCCAGCTCTTCACGGGTGTATCGGTAGGTTTCGCTGTTGGATTCCAGCGCCAGCACGCGCTCTTCGCCGATCAGTTCGACCAGGGCGGCGCGATATGCCTCAATGTTCCCGGATTTGTGAACGTTGCAGGCGGAGCACTGGAGCCAGATATTGTCCGGGTTAAAGCGGAGTTGTGGCGCAGCGGCCGTGGTGCGGTAATGCCCGGCATGCCAGGCAAACGCGGTCTTGGTTCCGCAGGAGATACAGCCGTGCCCGGCGGCTAGCAGCATTTCGCGACGCCAGTCGTTGAAGGCGCGCTGAGTCATCTGCACCCAGTGACGGATCGGCTTAAGCTCGTTACGACGCGCAGCGCGCCGTTGGCGACCTGCCTTCTCTTCGGTGCGCTGACGCTGCGCTTCCTTCTGCTTAGCAGCTTCACGGGCTTTTGCGGTCTGTTCTTTGCCGATCGCGCTGGCGCATTCGAATGAGCAAACCACCTGCCCGTCGCGGACCGGGTGGAACCACTGGCGACAAGCTTTATGGGCGCACTTGCGGCGCGATAACTTAGCCATGTGCCCTCCTCGCCGCGAGACGCAGCCATTTCTGATCCACCAGACGGGCGGTGTAGCCTTTCAAGGTCGGGATGTCGGACGGCTTAACCGCGGGATTAGGCTTGCGGCGCGCCGGAACGCGAAAGATTTCGTTTGTGATGACGCGGGAAAGTGGAGTTGACATCAGGCCTCCTGCTTATCGCGCAGCACCTGGAATTCGCTGCTTTGAGGGATGGTCAGGACGAGACCGAATTGCGCACACCACCGCTCCACCTGACACATGAAGTGGTGCATATCGCCGGTATCAAGATCGGAGGTGTGGCGGAGCTGGCGTTCTACCGTTTTCTCCCCGGTAGTGAAGTCGGTGTATTCAACGTCTTCGTACCCGAGAAAGGTTTTTTTGAGGTTGCGCTTTACCCATTCCTTGGTGGCGTCAGTGCGGCCGGAAGCGATCAGGTATGCGCTGATCTCCTCGTACCAAACGTGGCTAAGGCTATTTTGCGAAAGGCTGCGTTTCTCACGCCACGGCTTGAGCTGAAGCCGGAAGCATTGCCCGTCATTCAGAAGTGATTGAAGGTGCTGGTTGATAGCATTCAGGTTGCCACGATGCAGCTTGATGCCGTCTTTTGGGAGAATCATACGGCCTCCTTAACGGAAACCGCAGAATGCAGAAAATCGCAGGTGCATTTCTGCATCTGTGACAAGGTGAGGAGTTCAGATTGTGGTCGCATTTAAGTCCCCTTAAATGCGCAGAAGTCACAACCGGCTGTTCAGACCGACTGCGACTTAATTATAACATCACTTTTGAAAAATGATTACCAAAAATCAGTCACCACTATCTGCGAGTTTTTGCATGGCATCGCCATAACGTTCCATGCCTTTGGCAAGCGCCTGAGTAACCTCCTGCTGCGGTTCTGCTGGCTGAATTACCTCCTGCAGGGTGCGGCTTAATTGCTCTCGTAACTGCTGACATCCCTGATATTTAACTGCTGTATCACGGAGTCTATTCACCAGTTCTCTGAAAATATGCGGAGGCAACTTGTAAGCCGTCGTTACAGGTTCAGCACCCTGAAGCATGGCTGCGCGATAGGCGTTCCAGCCGACAGCTTTTCCGTGTTCAAACGCGCTGTCAAAGTCATCATCCATTTCCATCGCATCAGGTACAGATACCGGCGCTGGCGGGGCGGTGAATAGTGGAACAACAACCGGGTCTAGCGATGGGTCAGAAACCCATTGCAGGGAGCCGTCATTCTGTCTGACATAGTTACCTCCCCTCCCGTATGCCTGTGCCTTTTCTATCGTTGAAAATGTGGTATTTGCATTCACATAATCATTCAGCACTCCGTCCATGTTTCTGAATATCAGTGAGTAGGCCACAGGCTCCGCTTCGAGCGATGCCAGCGCGATACGCGCAAGCTCGTGAACTTCCCACTGCTCTGCATTGGCCTGACAATCACTACCTTCAGAATTGAACTGAAGGAGGTTTGCGATGTGCTCTTTGGTAATAGTGCTCATGATGCCTCCCCTTTCCCGGCAGCGGCTGATTCCAGCTCATTGATGCGATTGCGGAGGGCTGCTATCTCCATCTCGGCAGCATCGGCGTAATGAACGTTTGAATGCTCTTTAAGGTGTCCGCACGCCATCATGAAACCACGGTGGTGCTCGCGGTTGGCTCGGCCAATCTCTTCTTCGATGCGACGGTCTTTGGCTTCCAGCTCATCCAGCAGCGCCAGCAAGGTTGCGGGGTTGGCTGCTGCGATGAATGCTGAATCAACCTTGAGGCAATGTTGCGCTACCGCTTTCACGCCAACCTTCACCTCATAGCCGCGCGCACCTTTGTGTGGCTTGTAAGGCTCCCAATTCCCCCATGATGCAGCGTTTGCCGCATTGGCTGCTTCACGCAAAGCTTGTTTGTCGATGTTGCTCATTGGGCGGCTCCTTCTGTGCGATACATCATGATTGTCAGATCGCCTTTAGTCGCCAGGCGCACCGTTGTTCCTGGTTCGATGCTGGACAGGTCAAACGCATCGTAAAATTCGTTTACTGCCTTCTGTCTACGAGATAGCTTTCTACGCTTATCCCACTGCTTTAGTGCAATGGAGATAAACCACTGGCCCGTTTTGAACATGATGAATAACCACCCCATCAGAGCGAGGCCAGTGTTTAGACTGTCCAGAAAGCTCATGACTGCACTCCTTTGCGAATTTGCTCCCTGAACAAGCGGGCTGAGACGATGATGTCTCTGATGCGTACTGATTTTTCGTCGAACTGCTCACCACCGTTTTTAATATGCGCATCCAGTTCTGCACTGTGATGCCGAATGAAAGCGTTGAGGTCATGCGCCCGCACTTCAGCCAGGAAAGCTTCGGTCGCCGGGGTTTGCAGTTCAGAAAGCATCACAAGCACTGCATCATGCAGGCAGTCATCAGTGTCAAAACCTGCTGCTTTTGTTGACTCGAACCGCTTAGCTCCTGTCTTAAATACGTCTGCAACTGCCCATTCCTGTATGCTCTTCAGCCCCGCATTCTCGGCAGCCAGCGCCGCGCATCTGGCTTCACCTTCTTCCGCGCCAGCCTGGTACGCTTCGAACATATGCTGCGTCTTCTCGTGCACAAAGCTTCTGTCGTCTTCCATCGCTGGCGAGCAGCCGTTGTTGTTCTTGGTAAACCACTCGATAAATTTCTGTTTCATACCCCTACCCTCCTCCAAACCATCAATACTCGCTTCATAGCCGCGCTGTTGCGGCACTCCTGGCAGATCACGTTTGTGTCCGTCCGCTGAATTAACTTTGACTTGCCCTGCTTCATGCCCGGTATCGTGTCAGGGGCGAAGCGCATGCCGTAACTGGTCAGGCTGAAAAGGCGCTGTCCGTATTTTCCTTCGCAGCTGATCAGGCCGTCGGCAAGCAGCGTGCTCACCGTCCCGGATATCTTTTTGGTGTCCATGCCGATAAGAGCCGCCAGTTTGGCGTTGTTCAGCCCTGGGTTATTGCGCAGTGCTGCCAGTACCTGCTCACGGATTGTTATGGTCATGTCACACCATCCCGTTTGACTTGTTGCGGTTGTACTTCGCCAGCAGCAGCTGGATCGGCGTTGGCCCATGCTCGGCAGCCGGTGCTGCAATCGCCCGGCGTACGGGCGGCACTGGTTTGCCCTCGGTGACGCGTTTCTCCCACATGTCCAGCAGATCACCTGCTTCGCGCGCCAGCTCACCATGAGTTAACTGCCGCTCTGTACTGCGGTGACGCAGTTCTACGCAGATGTGGTACATGACCGGCTGCGACCAGGGGAATTGCTCGCTGGAGGTGAACTCGAACGAACGGTTACGCCAGTCCCAGTATTCGGCGATCACCTGGTCAACGTTGATTCCCAGCGCCCCGCCACTCTGTTTGCACCAGGCGACGAACTGACCCGGCGACGGCAGAAATGGGCGCTCCTGGCGGCGGGCAATGCGCATACCGGCATCGACCTGAGCCATGGTGTGGATCCCGTTCTCCTGAAACGCCAGCAGCCACTGACGGCGGAATTCGTTCAGGTCGTCCTGACTGCGGAAGTTCGCCATGCTGGCCGGGAACGCGGCACGCAGTTGGTTGAACAGCCCGTTGAACACTTGAGCCACCTGCTCGACCGGTGCGCGTTCCTGGTACTGCTCTGGCAGGTTATGGGCCATGCGGCTCATCTGCTCGCGGTCGTGGTTACGCATCTGCTCTGCAAGAGATTTCATCGCATCACCTCATAGGCCCAGTCAGTGTTGTTGAAGTCCAGATCTGGCTTGACGGCTGGTTTGCCGCGTACTGCCGCTTGCTTGTTCTGATAACTCAGCTTCTGGCTGGCAGTGATAAACCAATTTTTTGGCTTCTCATGGGTGAACTCGATATCCAGCTTCTGAAGTTCGTATCTCAGGTCTATCAGCGGGTACAGGTTTAACCACGCCTGGTAGTCCTTGTGGTTCAGCCTAACGATCTGACCCTCGAATGCGTACCGACTCGATATTTCATGAATATCTGCATTGGCCTCTTCACAAGACGCGTCAGCGGCTTGGGTGTTAACCAAGGAATCAGGATCAGGGATAGGGGAATCAGGAATCAGGTTAAGGGAATCAGCAGGATTTAAACTGTTCTGAACCTGTTCTTGCACCTTACTAGCACTGTGCTTTTCTTGTGCTTCATTATTTTCAATGGCTTGAGTCTTTCCCTCTTCTTCCTTTTCCTCTTTAGCATCTGAATTGCACTGTTCTTGTTCAGTGCAATTTTGGTTCTGAGATGGTTCTGGTATCTCACTTGCCGCTTCTTTGCAGTGCGGGTTCTGGTGCTTTTTCCAGTTGGAAACCTGAATGTAGGAATCGCCTTTTACCTGGTAACGGTTGATGAATTTGTGCTGATGCAGCTGCTGCAACAAAGCGTCACAATCGACATCATCAAAAGGCAGCACCATGGCTTTAATTTTCTTAGGGCGGTCATCCAGGCGGCCCTCTTTATCGGCGATAGTCCACAAGCCAGCGAAGAGAATGCGCGCCAGTGGCTGGCATTCTGCAAGCTCGTCATTTGTGAAAAAGCCTGGCTTAATGTTTCTTGAGCGAGCCATTAGGCATCCTCCAATTCGTAATCTGCAAAATAACCAGAAGCCATTTTTAAGAATCTGGATTCAGTTACTGTGTAAGCCTTCCTGCCTTTCCTCTCCTTACCTTCAGGTTCTATGAGATGACAGGCGTAAATAATTCTTCTCTGCCAATTACCTGGCATTTCCACGACAGCCAAAACCTCAAGAATTCGCTTTCCTTCAGCATCAGCGGTGTAAAAGCACTGATCACCATACCCACAGTCAGCGGGCTCATAATTTTTGTGGCAACCGCCAATCCAACGCTCATCGGTATGCACGTTGCCGTCGTATGACTGGTAATCTGTGCACACATAGATAAATGGGTATGCAGTTTCGAACCTGTCACCAGCCCTTAGCTCGGTGTTTACTTGCTTTGTTTGTCCTGCCATAATTAATCCCGTTACTTGGCGTAACACAGTGTGATAAGGGCCTTTGAAGTGACCGCTTCAAGGGCTTTTTCTTTTCTGGTGCCTCTCACATAACCCCCAGCATCGACGTGACCATCGTCATTAGCGGCCCTACCTGCTCCGGCATGAGGCGGAACAGCGACGCTATACCCTCGCTTACCTCTTTCAGCTTCTGATGCTCTGGGGCGTCCAGCAGCACGGCCTGTTTAGCTTCTGCACACTCTTTCATCGCAGTAGCGATCAGCGTCATCGTGTCGTTCTGTGGTGCCAGGCGGTTGCGGTACTCCAGCGGCAGGACGGCCATTATTGCCGGCGCCAGCTGTCGAATGTTGTTGGTGGCGTATTCGGTGTCGCCGTCGATCCAGCGAAACACTTTCTGCATCTGGCGGTGCGAATCAGTCGGGATATCCAGACCAGTGCCGCCAGTTGCCCGCCACTCTTCCACAATCAGCGCTGCGACAAATTCACGGCTGCGGCAATCAGCTGCCCAGGCGCGAACAGCTGCGCGGATCCCATCGATGTTTAACGCCTTGGAATCAGGTTCCCGGCGATTCTGGTAAATCATCGCCGTTGGCGAAAATTTGTTACCTTGTTGATACGCAAGTGAATGCATTGCTTTCCCTTTCGTTGTTAGGGCCGCCGTTAAGCGGCATGGTTCTCTGGGTGTGGAAACAGGTCGGGAAGATCAGGTCGAATTTCGTGTGCCTTAATCTCGCCACCAGTAGCGTTTACGATGGCTGTTACTTTTTCCGGAGATACGGAACCACCGTTAAGCCACTTGTGAACCGCTGGCTGGCTAACGCCGCAAATATCTGCGAGTCGCTTCTGGCTGCCAACGATTTCTAAAGCTCGTTGAATAACTTTGTTCATGAATTTTACCTATCCGATTACTGGATTAATGAAAAGATAACCCAAGTTATGGGTATTGTCCATAACCTTTGTTATTTTACTCTACATAACCTCGGTTATATATTGATAAGATGAAAACATTTGCAGAACGACTGAACGCGGCTATGTCGGCCGCTGACATATCTCAAGGACAGTTGGCTGATAAAGTCGGTATATCCCAGCCTGCAATTCAAAAGATGACGTCAGGTAAAACGAGCGGCAGCCGTAAGATGGTCGAGCTAGCTCATGCTCTGGGTGTAAGGCCGGAATGGCTTAGTTCTGGAGTGGGGGAAATGCGGATTGATGGTAATGTGCCATCGGCGGCCCAACCTGTCTCGGAAACAATTGATGTCTTTCGGGTTGATGTTTTAGACCTGAAAGTAAGCGCTGGTCCGGGGTCTTTTATGATTTCTGAATTTGTTGAGGTCCTGCATGCTATTGAGTTCACAACTGAGCATGCCAGATCTCTTTTCGGGAACCGCACTCAAAATGATGTGAAGGTGATGACCGTAGACGGTGACAGCATGTGCCCAACGATTCAGTCGGGAGATCGCCTGTTCTTTGACGTTTCGGTGAGGAACTTCAAGGTTGACGGAGTATACGCATTTGTCTTCGGGCAGCACTTCCATGTCAAGCGCCTGCAAATGCAGGGCCTTCAATTAGCCGTGCTTTCAGACAACCCGGCTTACAAAGACTGGTATGTAACAGAAGAGAATCAGGACCAGCTCTATATCATGGGAAAAGCGCTGATCCATGAGTCGATAGCTTACAACAAGCTGTAGCAGTGGCTTGAAGAGACGGCTTGGTGATGAAAATTATGGGCTAAATCCGCCTCAAAAACCAAAGCTGGATGAGTATCACGGCAAGATTTGAGCAGGACAAACCGAGAGCAATCCAAGTTAATGTGCTTACGCTCTCCATATGGAAACCTCATGACGATTGACAGGATTCTTTCAATTATAGCAACCACAGTATCATTTGTTGCAATTCCTGCAAGTGGATTCATAAGTTACAGATACGCAATTTTAGGTGAGCGCCGTAAGGAATTTAACGCAGTTGCAGATAATATTCGCCATAAGTTGCGTGAACACCAGAGGCATATGGAGAAAAATATCTATCCATCTGGTGAGCATGTAGATATATCACAGAAGGATTTTGACACCCTAGCAGATGTTGCATATGAAAGAGATAGAAAGGCAATCCGTACATTGTGCGATAAGTATCAAAAATCCCTGCATGCCAGCATAACGGTTGATGAGTATGGCGACTATGAAATTTTAGGTTTTGATGAGGCTATGGGAGACCTAGCAGAACTTTTATCGCTCATCGAAAGGAAATAGTTGCAAAATAGCTACAACCTGTTGACCACACCACACCTCTCAGTTTTTCATTTTACCAGAAAATTCATGATGTTAAGATGATTCCGATTGCAATCAAAGGAAACATCAAATGAAAAAAGTAGTTCTTTTAGCGCTTGGAGCGCTTTTGTTGTCTGGCTGTACTGTTCGTGTGGCCGATCTGACCGTGGCAAGTACCAAAAATTACAACCTCAACGGTGGTAAGTTCTACAAAGGTAAGCGAGTTACTGCTGAGGACAGCTATCCAGTAATCATCTTCCCTACTGGCATTCCTAACGTCAAAACCGCAGCAGACCGTGCGATCGAGAAAGACCGCTGCGCTGTTGGTCTGACCGATGTTGTGGTAACGCAGCTCAACCACGCGTTTATCTTCGGTAAAATAGGCCTACGCGTAGAAGGCAACTTAGTCATTGACCGTAGCCTTCCTGGTTGCGAAAACGCGAGCTAAGTTCACTTCAACCCGGCCACCGCGCCGGGTTTTTTATTGCCCACCCATAAAGCTATCCCCCATTCTGCCGATAACTATCCAGCCTGAAGCTGATAATAATAACTATCGCAACACTACCTGCCCGCCCGTGCGGGCTTTTTTATTGCCCCTTCCTCACCAACTCCGCAGCATCCCTGTTAGCTCCCTTCCCTATCACGTTTCCTGTTTCCTTCCGGTACTGCTTCAGCTTGTCGATGATGTTTTGCTGGGTCATGGGTAATTCAGCCAGTGACAATTCCATCACCGCCCGCCCCATCGCCTGAATTTTCATGCTTATACGCTCTTCATCCAGAACCATGCACATCCCTCCTGCTGTTTTTTTAAGCATAGCACTCATGATTTACAAAAATAAATTCATTTAGTTATCATTAATTTATAACTTATGTGATTGATATTATAAATTAGGTTATTGCCATCACTCATAACTAAGGTTATCTTTAATCCATCGAAACGAAACATCGACAGCTGAGCGAAGTTAGCCAGCGGCGGACAGCAAGTCGCCTGCTTTTTAACAACATGCAAAGTCGGAACAGCACTCAGTAATCCTGTTTAGACCCCAACGCACAAAATGCGGCGTATCACCGGCGGCGAACCGGTCGGTGAGAAGGCTACCCCCTCACGAGAGCGATAAAGGCGTGGGAACGGGCAACACTGACGGGATGAGAGGTGCGAAGCGCAAAGAGATTTATTCCAGTCCATTCGAAGTTGAGTGGGCTGGGCTGAATCACAGAATCTTTCACGCCCGATTGGGCATCACGTTTAAATGGCTAGCCGCTGCCACCCTTTTCGACGCGGCGCACCGTATAGGAGGAGTTATGTAACAGGTAACAGTGACGACTGAAAACCAACATTCAGCCCCGGATTATGCCGGGGCACACAGTTGAATGTTTTGGGGTGAGTGCAGAAGCAAACCTTCTCGGCGGAGGCGCTTGGCAATGAGTACGCGACCGGAGTTAGTCGCCCGGCTGTGCTCACCACCAAAACATTTCTCCCGCATCAGCGGGTAACGACAGAGCCAGCCTCAAGCACCGGACGCCGATGCTTGGTGATGGTAATACTGCCATCTCAACCGCACAGGAGACGATGATCCTGTTCTGGTTGGATTGGAAAAGTCTTCTTGGCCCGCCAGCGCGCGGGCATTTTTTTGGAGGTTGCATGTTTGCTACTGACATCTCACTGAAATACGGCACTCATCAGCCAGAGACGATTCTGGAAACAATGCCGATTGAAGAAGCCTCCGAAATCATCAAGGAGAAGCTTCGTGATGAAGTGCGCCAGGAACTCGAGTGCGAGTATGGCGATCGCCTTTATGAGGCTGAAGAAGAGGCATCAAACTGGGAAAGCAGAGCTGATGACTATGAAAGCGATGCGACTTGCCTGGCTAAGGCCATAAGAGAGGCTTTTGAATCTGCCAGCTTTGAAGATGCAAAGGTGATCCTCCAGCGAGCGATGCACGACCATAAAGACTATTTCTGAAGACCCGCCACACCGGGTTTTTTCATACCTCAGTCGCTTCACCGAGGCGGCTTAGTTATGACAATCGGCGGCCATCCACCGCCCATTGAAACACTGAATAAATGCGTTGAAGTCTTGTATTAACCGTTCCGTTCGCCGCGATAAGGCCAAGAGGAAATCATGGTAAACCAGCAACAGATCAGAGAGGCCCAACGGCTCGCGTCGTTCGCGGTACTCCATCGCAATGCTCCGGCGTGGGAAGAAGCAAAGCGCCTTTACGCCGTCGCCATCGGGAGGACTCTTCACTGATGGAAACTTTATTCGCACTCGTCCTGACCGTGGCAATGACCAACGGTGATTATCAGGATGTCATTCTCGGCGTATACGACAGCCCGCAGGAATGCAGCCAGGCGGCTTCAGAGCAGAAAGTGTCTGCTGAGTGCTGGCCGGTAGAAAGCATCCTCCGCAACGGCGAGTTCCCAGCGAAATCCATCGCGCAGCACTAACCACCCTATTCAACCGATCGGCCTAGCATTAAGCGGGCGGGATCTGCACATCCAAATTTCAGGAGAAACCATGAGCGAAGTAACGGACTTAACTGTCATCGAAATCAAGCCGGAGCAGGCGCCAGTGCTTTACGTAGCTGGCGGCCTTGACGCTTATCTCGAGCAAATCCGCCAGGCAGTAAACGAAGTGCCGGACCTGTCCACGAAGAAAGGCCGTGACCGCGTTGCCTCTCTGGCGGCGAAGGTATCCCGCAGCAAGACGGCAATAGAAAAGCCGGGCCGTGAGTACCTGAAGCGCTTGAAAGAAGCTGTGCGCCCAGCTGAGGTCGAAATTAAGCGATTCGTTGATGCTTGCGACGAGTTGCGCGATGCCACCCGCCGCCCACTCACCGAATGGGAAGCCGAGCAGGAACGCATTAAGGCTGAAGAAGCCATGAACGCACTGCACGCCGAAGCGCTGGTGATGAACATTAAGTTCGATCAGGAGTTGGCTGCCAAGCTCGAAGCAGACCATGAAATGGCCCTGCTGATGAACAAGGATATTGACCGCGACCGCGAAGAACAGCGACGCCTTGCGGAACAGGCTCAGCGTGAACGTGACGAGCGGCTGAAGCAGGAAGCGGCAGAACAGGCACGCCGCGATGCCGAAGCGAAGCACAAAGCAGAGATTGAAGCCGCAGCGCGCCGTGAAGCCGAAGAGAAAGCCCGCGCTGAACTGGCGGAACGCCAGCGCATTGAAGCGGAACAGCGTGCACGACGCGAAAAAGAAGAAGCCGTTGCCGCGGAGCGCCGCCGTCAGGAAGAAGCAGAGGCGGCCCGTCTGGCCGAAGAGCAGCGTAAAGCCGAAGAAGAAGCGCGCCGCGCCGCAGACAAAGAGCACCGCCGCACCGTCAATCGTCGCGTCATCGCCGACCTGATAGCTCAGGGCATCCCCGAAGAATTCGCGCAGAAAGCACTGCTGGCTATCGCTGGCGGCAAAGTGCAGGACGCGCACATCAAATATTGAGGTGATTCATGAATATCACATGCGAGTGCGTGGACATGCGCACATCCGTCGGCCCCCACAACACCATCAAAGTTGAGATGGAAGGCGTTGTACTGGCCGGTACCGTTAAAACCCGTGACGTACTCCCCCAGCTCGACGGCGCAGAAGTCATCGAATGGCTGGCTGAGCAGGGTTACGTCATCACTCATCAGGAGCGTGCAGCATGACGGCCGCAGAACGGTGGGATGAAGAGTCATTCCTGCGCCTTATGCGCGACGTGCTGCCGGAAAAGCCGGAGGGTGATGACGAGCCAGTTAACCTGGCCGCTGAGCGGCAGAACCCGGTAATTAGCTGGGATGAATTTGCGGGGAATTACACATGAACCTTGATGAATTAGATGCGCCATTTGCCAGCGAGGATATTGAGTGGCGCATACAGCAGGCGGGAAAAAACAATAACGGCATCTGGGCAAAGGTGCTGGCCTACGTTACTAACCGCGCAATCATGAAACGGCTGGATGAAGTATGCGGCAAGGCTGGCTGGCGTAACGAATACCGCGATATTCCGAACAATGGCGGCGTTGAGTGCGGCATTTCCATCAAGGTTGAAGGCGAGTGGATCACCAAGTGGGATGCGGCAGAAAACACACAGGTTGAAGCTGTGAAAGGTGGTCGCTCTGGCGCCATGAAGCGCGCCGCCGTGCAATGGGGGATCGGTCGTTACCTCTACAACCTGGAAGAAGGGTTCGCAGTGGTTTCAGCAACGCGCGCGTCCGGGTTCCAGTACGCCAAATCAAAAGAGGTTGGCGTTTTCTACTGGAAGGCGCCTGCTCTACCGGAATGGGCATTGCCATCAGGAACACCAATCGAGCAGGACCAGCAACCGCATGACGGTCACCAGCAGCGAGATCAGGCTCCACAGTCCGTGGATGCGGACAAAATCCTCGCCGAATTCTCGGCATACGCTGGCTCTGAAAACGATAGCGATCGGCTTAAGCATCGCTATGAAGACACATGGAAATTACTGAACGGTTTTGCTGAGCACCAAAACAAATGCAAAGACGTTACTGGAATTCGACTCAAAGAACTTAAACAGGCGGCGTAAATGGCTAGCAAAGGCGTAAACAAAGTGATCCTCGTCGGCAACCTCGGGCAAGACCCCGAGGTCCGTTATCTTCCATCCGGCGGCGCAGTGTGTAGCGTGACACTGGCAACTTCGGAGTCGTGGCGAGATAAAGCCACCGGCGAGCTTAAAGAGCAAACGGAATGGCACCGCGTCGTTCTGTTCGGAAAGTTGGCTGAGGTGGCCGGGGAATACCTGCGCAAGGGCTCTCAGGTTTATATCGAGGGCCAACTGCGTACGCGCAAATGGACAGATCAGGCTGGCGTGGAGAAGTACACCACAGAGGTAGTGGTAAACGTCGGCGGAACAATGCAGATGCTTGGTGGCCGTCAGGTCGGTGGTGCGGCACCGGCAGGCGGCAGCCCGGCGCAGGGCGGAAATCAGTTCAGCGGCGGCGCACAGCCTCGCGCACAGCAGCAGTCCGCACCAACACCGTCTAACGAACCACCAATGGATTTCGACGACGATATTCCGTTTGCTCCTGTAACCCTTCCATTCCCTCGCCACGCTATTCACGCACTTTAAGGATGAAAATGAACCACTTAATGATTGACCTCGAAACGATGGGGAGCGGACCATACGCGCCGATCATCTCCATTGGCGCTGTATTCTTCGACCCGAACACTGGCGCAACAGGCGATGACTTCCAGGTGAATGTATCGCTTGAGTCATCAATGAGGTTTCGCGCCCGGCCTGACGCCTCAACAATCCTGTGGTGGATGGAGCAAGGCGAGGATGCGCGAAAGGCGTTAACTAATGACACCGAAGAGCTTCCCACCGCTCTGTGTTGGCTATCTGAATTCATCTCCAAACACGCCAAGCCGAGATTCGTTCAGGTATGGGGCAACGGTGCATCGTTCGACTGCGTCATTCTCCGTAACAGCTATGCACTGATCGGGCAGGAAGCGCCGTGGCAATGGTGGAATGACCGAGATGTCCGCACAGTAGTTGAGATGGGTAAAGCGATCAGCTTCGACCCTAAGCGCGATATGCCATTTGAAGGCACCCGCCACAGCGCGCTGGATGATGCTATTCATCAGGCCAAGTATGTCTCTGCTATCTGGCAGAAGTTAGTCAAATAACCCCCGCTAAGGAATACCAAATGTCACAACCTCCTCAAGGGGCGGGATACTTTCGTGCGCCCAAAAAACTGGAAACAAAGGAGCAAGTCATCGCTCGGGTCTGCGCTTACCTTGAGGAGAGCCTGGGTAAGAAGCGGGTTGAGAACCGAACGCCAGAAGAGATTCAGCAGGCAGAGGATGATTACTGGACCGAGAAGCTCCTGCGTCGCTACGAGGCCAAGCTATGGCACGACAACTTCATGGCCTCTTTCCAGCCTCAATACGAAGCCTGTGGACCGAAACTCCCCTCACGCACTCGCTATGGGCAAATTGATTATTTCGGCCGCGGAGGCGCGGTAAGGAGTGAATGATGACTCACGCTCACGACGACATCAGGGTTGGCACTCTGTGCCTTCCCTTCATTGGTAACGGCTGGCTAATGCCATGGGGTGAAGTGATCAGCAATCCATTAAAGGCGCAGCGGCTCGCTGAGGAATATAGGGAAAGGCAGGAGGCGGCATGACAGCGAAATACTCACTTCTGTATGTTGACCCGCCATGGGCTTACGGCAACACCATCAGTAACGGGGCTGCCGCCGATCACTACTCCACCATGAAGCTCATCGACATCAAGCGCCTGCCAGTCTGGGAGCTTGCCGCCGAAAACGCGGTGCTGGCGATGTGGTACACCGGCACGCATAACCAGGAGGCCATCGAACTGGCCGAGGCCTGGGGCTTTACCGTTCGCACGATGAAGGGCTTTACCTGGGTGAAGCTGAATCAGAACGCGGAATTGCGCATTAACAAGGCGCTGGCCGAGGGTGAAATCACCGACTTTTACGACTTCCTAGATCTGCTTAACGCCGAGACGCGCATGAACGGCGGCAACCACACCCGGGCCAATACCGAAGATCTGCTGATTGCTACCCGCGGCGCTGGGCTTGAGCGAAAGCACGCCGGGATTAAGCAGGTGGTATACAGCCCGCTCGGCGCGCACAGCGAAAAGCCTTGGGAAGTGCGCCATCGGCTGGAACTGCTTTACGGTGATGTGCCGCGCATTGAGCTGTTTAGCCGCTGCGCGGCGCCAGGCTGGCACCACTGGGGAAATCAGTGCGCTACCGCCGCGGTTGAATTGCTTCCCGGCTGCGCCATTGATGTTGTGAAAACGGAGGCCGCATGACACCAGAAACAGACAACGCCAGTATCAAGGCGCTAATCACCAGGTCGCTATCGCGGCCTTTTTTATTGCTGGCGTTCACCTTCAACCGAATTAACCGACAGTTCCGGGAGCATTGACCATGGCCGACATCATCGATACCGCAGCAGAGATTGAAGAGCTTCAGCGTAACGCGGCCCTTTCCGCTCACCGAGTGAACCGCAACGCCGTATCAGCTGAGAGTTGTGAAGAATGCGACGAACCAATTCCCGAGCCGCGGCGCGCTGCCGTTCCCGGCTGCCAGACGTGCGCGGATTGCCAATCCGTCATCGAGCTGAAGAATAAGCAAAGGGGGTTCCAGTGAAAGAGCGCGGAATGATTTTTAACGGCGAGATGGTGCGCGCCATTCTTGATGGCAGGAAGACGCAGACGCGGCGGATCGTTAAGGTCCAGCCAGACACTCCAGAGTTTGGCCTGCGACGCATTATTGAGTCGTCCATAGCTAATGAGATCGGAATGTATTTCTGGTCTCAAGAAGACGCCCGTGGAATAAAAGCGCGCTCAAAGCAGTTTTATTGCCCATACGGTGACGTCGGCGATCGCATCTGGGTGCGTGAAACATTCAGCCCGGTTCCTGATCATGAAGAGCCTGCTGGTTGTTCAGCCCTTCTTTACGCAGCTGACGGTAACGGTCCGTATGGTAAATGGGTTCCTTCGATTCACATGCCGCGCTGGGCCAGTCGCCTAACGCTGGAGATTACCGGCGTGCGGGTTGAGCGCTTAGCCAGTATCAGCGATGACGACGCGGGAAAAGAAGGTTATCCGGCAAATCCTGCGCCTTACGGCGGCAATATGGATAAATGGCTGTGGTTCCGCCAGTTGTGGGACAGCATCTATCCGGATCAAAGCTTCAAGCATAACCCTTGGGTCTGGGTAATCGAATTTAAGGTGGTGCCCAATGTTCAGGATAATCCAGAGGGTTAATTCACATGATTGAGAATTTTTCGGAAGGGGAAAAGCGCTGGCGCCTAACGATGATCGAGCGCCTTCCAAGGGAGAGCGGCAAAAACAGGAAAGGTAAGTTCATCTGCGAATGCGGAAATGAGACCGTCGCAGTTATCAGCAGGGTTAAATCTGGCCTTACTAAATCTTGCGGCTGCCTGAGCCGGGAGGTTTCCGTCAGGCTCAGGACTAAGCATGGCCAGCATGGTTCTGAAACTTATGGAACGTGGTGCGCAATGCTGTCTCGGTGCGAAAACCCCAGCAATGTAAATTACAAAAATTACGGAGGTCGTGGGATTACTGTTTGTGACCGCTGGCATGAATTCAGCGAGTTCTTTGCTGATATGGGTGAAAGACCACGCGGAATGACCATCGATAGGATTGACAATAATCTTGGGTATTTCCCCGAGAACTGTCGATGGGCCACTAAGTCTGATCAGACCAAGAATCAGAGGAAAAGGAGTGGCTGCACATCAAATTGCAAAGGGGTTAGCCTTACCAAGCATGGTCGATGGGAGGCGCACATCTCAATTGATGGGAAAAGAACCTCTCTTGGAAGATTCGACACCGAGGAGGAGGCGTCCGCCGCTCATCAATTAGCCCGAGCTAAAAGAGATGAGAAACATGAAGAGTCGGATTTATAACCTACCGATTTCTGATGATTATTACTCTGATCGCCACGGCGCGCCCTGCAAAATCCTCCGCGCTACCCACGAAGTAGTCCACTACATCCGCAACGGCCGCACCTGCATCGCCAGCATGGGCCGATTTCAGCATGAATTCGAGCCGCTGACCAAAGCACAGGCCGAGCGGATTGCCGAAGAAATCGAAACAGCAGAACACCTGAAGAAGCTGCGCGCCCAGCGTGCGGCGTGAGGAGAGGCTATGCGTATTGAAGAGTTACCGAGGCTACCGAAGCTGTTCCGCGTTATTGAGGTTGATTTGGACGTGCTACGCAATGGCATTGGTTCAGGTTGGGGAGTGATTTTCGACCAGGACGCCGTTGTTAAGCGAAAGGTCCGCCGAGTGAAGCATGACGGCGGCTGGAAGTGGCAACTGGTTCGGGAATGGCACGATCAAGAGCTATGGGATTACTGCTACGAGCAGGACCGAGAATGCCTTGAGAACCTCAATTATGACCTGGGCCTTATGCATTGACGCAACTGATAGCCAGTTATGAGCTGGCTATTGGGTGCGAAAGCACTGCAACGTTATCCCTTTTGCCCGGCCCCTCGCCGGGTTCTTTTTTTCCTGGAGACACCCATGAGCGAAATGACCTTAATCGTTCCCAACGACTGGGTAACAGAAGAAAAGCTCGTCGAGATTACCGGCCTTCGCCCGGGCACTATCGAGCGGGCCCGAAAAAAATGCTGGATGGTCGGGCGGGAATATCTGCATGTTTCCCCGGACGGCGTGCCGAAGAAAAACAGCGAATGCATGTACAACCGAAAGGCTGTCGACCAGTGGGTTGAGAGCATGTCAAAGAAACAGCCGGGTGCGCGCCAATGAAGATCCGTTTATGCTTAGCAGGCTCTTGGACGTCAGGAGGGAGTAATGGCTAAGTCAGCATACCCAACAGGCGTGGAAAACCATGGCGGGACGCTCCGCATATGGTTCATCTATAAAGGCAGCCGGGTGCGTGAAAGCCTCGGCGTGCCGGATACACCAAAAAACAGAAAGGTCGCTGGCGAGCTGCGCGCGTCGGTGTGCTTTTCGATTAAGACCGGCAACTTCAACTATGCAGCGCAATTCCCAGACTCGCCTAACCTGAAAAGGTTTGGGGTGGAGAGCAAGGAAATCACCGTGCTGGAGTTGGCGAACAAGTGGCTTGAACTGAAGCGTATGGAGATCAGCACCAATGCGATGGCACGTTATACATCTATAACGCGCAATATGGTGCCCAGGATTGGTGTGGAAAGGCTGGTATCTGCGGTAACGCAGGAAGATCTGCTGTTTATCAGAAAGGAATTGCTGACCGGTTATCACAACCTGAAGGCTGGACAGAAAACGCCGGTTAAAGGCCGCTCTGTCAGAACGGTCAACAACTACATGAAGATCATGGGCGGGATGTTTAAGTTTGCCGCCGACAGCGGGTATGTCCGGGTGAATCCTTTTACCGGGATCGCCATGCTTAAGCGTTCTCGATGCGAGCCCGACCCGCTGACGCGTGAGGAGTTCGTCAGGATGATTAATGCCTGCGCCCACCAGCAGCTGAAAAACATGTGGTCGCTGGCCGTCTACACCGGTGTGCGCCACGGCGAACTCGTTTCGCTGGCCTGGGAAGATATCGACCTGAAAGCGGGCACAATGATGATCCGCCGGAACCACACGTTAACGAAGGAGTTCACCCTTCCGAAGACGGAGGCCGGGACGGACCGCATCATCAACCTTATTCAGCCAGCTATCGACGTGCTGAAGAGTCAGGCAGAACTGACACGCCTGGGTAAGCAGTATCAGGTTGAGGTGAAACTGCGCGAGTATGGCCGTACCGATGTGCATCCATGCACGTTCGTGTTCAACCCGCAGATCGCATCACGTAATGGCCGTGCCGGGTTTCATTACGCTGTGGGGTCGATCAACCAGTCCTGGGAGGCAGCAATGCGACGCGCCGGGATTCGCTATCGCAGAGCATACCAGTCCCGACACACGTATGCATGTTGGTCGTTAGCTGCCGGTGCCAACCCGAACTTCATCGCGAAGCAAATGGGCCATACCGACGCGCAAATGGTTTACCGGGTGTACGGATCCTGGATGGCTGAAAATAACCAGGACCAGGTACTCATTCTCAACCAGAAATTAAGTGAGTTTGCCCCATCCATGCCCCACGCCGTGGGATCGGATGGTTATTAA